TGGTTTCTGATGTGACCCATTGGATCTTCACCAGCAGCCAATACAGCTACATCATCAACAGCGTATGCAAAACCTCTATGACAGATAGTTGCGATCTGTGTTCCTGTACCAATTTTCTGTGGAGTTAGGAAACCATTGTTAGATGTACCCCAAGTTGCAGTTCCATCTAAGATTTCTTCAGTTGGAGCTATTGGGTTAAATTCTGGAACTTGTATTCTTGTTCCACCTTCTGATGCATCAAGAAGTGCATTACGCACAACAGCACCAGATTTAATAAATGCACTACGCTCTTTGATAGCTTCGGAAACGTATGCACTAAGATTATTTCTCTTAACGATGTCCGCTAATAGGACACCGCCAGAATAATTCTGAAACGGAGCAGCCATTCAGATTTACCTTAAATACTTTTGCGATACCCTAGCCACGGACAAGGGGATTAGTTTCACGGAAACTAACTATTTTTGTGCCTCTTGCTTGAGCACTGCTGCAAGCTGTGGGTCTTGTTCTAATAGTATCATTTGTTGAGTGAGATTGCCCGTTTTCCAGGGGTTTACCTGACCTCCACTAGTATTAGATGTTGGACTTGGTTTTGCACCCATACCAGCAGCAGAGCTTGGTTTGAAATGATGTTCCCAACCACTACCAGGGTTTTTGAGACTGCTGAGATAAGTATTGAGATCTTGCTCTACCCCACCATTGAGAACAACCACCTTACCTTCAGCGTTCTTTTGTAACTTTCCCTGTAACAATGACAGAGTTTGTTCTGCGTTTATCGCTCCAAGATTGCTGATAGCTGCCAATGCTGTTGTTTTTGTAGAAGCAACTTCGTTAGAAGTTTTCATCTCCTCCAATTGTTGAGATAAAGTCATTATTTTCTGTTCTCTTTCTTGAGCAGTTTTATTGGCTTCTTCCCAAAGAGTTTTCCATTGACCTTGATCTTCCAATTCTTTGGTCCGTTTTTCTTCTCTTTGTTTATAAACTTCATCCAGTTTACCCTTAATACCTTGAAACTTTTCCTGTGCTTCAGCAGCTTCTTTACGAGCAGCAGCTACTTGTGCCTCATATTCTGCTTTAATAGCATCTAGATTTGGGGCTTGTGGTTGTGAAGGAGTTTCAGCCACGGGCTGTTCAGCATTGGTCACAGACTCAGGCTGAATTACTTTTTCTTCGATTGCCATAAATTACTTTTCAGTTGATGTTTTTGTAGTAGTTTCAGCTTTAACTGCTTTCTTTGTAGGTTTCTTAGTCTTTTCTCTTGATGCCTCAGAAGCATGCTCTACAAGTTCCCATTTATAAGACCCATCAGATTGAAGAACCTTATCTAAAGATTTAGCCATAATTTAATTGTACTTGTATATTATCTTAGCAGATTATTCAGATTTGGCCTCATTTGCTGTTGGTAACACTTCACCCTGCACCAAAATATCTCTAAATTCTTCTCTATCTATAACTTGTTGGTCGAACAATGAGGTTAAAGCTGTAATATCCTGCCCAATTAATCTTTCAATATCAAAATCCCTACTAATTTTTACTTCAGGTGGTTCGATTCCAACATATTCAGCAGATAAATTAAATGCTTTTTGTAATTTCTGCTCCAGCTCCATAGAAACCATAGCCAACATAGAGTTTGTATCTACTCGATCCAATCTCCTAGCATCGGCAGATTCCGCTACGAACTTCTGTTGAGATAAGGTACTTATACCTAAAGTAGCCATCTGCATTTGCAACTCTTTAATTTCAGCCGATTGAGCATCAAAAGCACTACTAGCTGGTTCTACATAGTAAATCCTATTTCCAGGCTGTGTTGCCATTGCGTAATTTACAGAAATAGCAAGGTCTTTTGTCTGATCGTCATATCCCTCCATTACAAGCATTGGTTGAGATGCAACGTGCAAACTATGTATTAAATCTGCCTGTCTTTGAAAATGTGCAAGATTTAAATATGCAATATCTAATAAAGGTGGCTTACTTACTAAATTATCTGTTTTTCCAGAGTAAATAGTAACTAATGGTATTTCACCAAGAGAAAAATTACCAGATTCAACCTGTTTGTAATCTTTTTGAGTTGTTGCGACTTCAAATTCACCTACAGAACTATTATCAGAAACATCGTACATTTCTTCTAATTGTTCTTTCTTACGGAATACTCTATATCTACCTGGTTCGATGACTCTAATTTGATCGAATACCTGTTCTCCAAACTGACCACTTGGTAACACTGCTTTTTCAGCTAGTCTCACCTGTATCAAGTTACCATAATTGGCTTCTCTATCTAGTCTCCAACCGTAAAGATTAGTAGGATCTACTTCGATCCAATATGGCCTACGATCTTGTGCACGTTCTTCCGCTAAACTTCTCGCACCAGAAGGTGCAGGGTAATCAACAAGAATATGACTTTGACCATAAGTTAATGAACACATCAATACTCTTCTTGCGTATTCATCTAAATCTGATTTGCAACCATCAACATCCATCTTAAACATTTCTGTCCAGTATGGATCGCCTGTTAGTGTTATAGGTTTGCGAAGAACTAATCCTGTTGCTGCTCTTATTAATCTTTGTGTAAAAGGACTGAATACTGCTCTGTTTACTCTCGCAAGGTAAGCGTCATAATCTTCTCTTGGTTCTAGTGGTAAAAATGCTTCACTGTTTTGTCTAAGATAGTCAGTTCCTTCGGTAACAGCTTTCATTATTTCCCACCCTTTCATCATATCCAAAACTGCCCTAGTTCTAGTAAAAGGACTATCATCACCCCCTGCTGAAGTAGAAGATATTATGTTTGTTCGTATTTGGCCAGGAACAGCGTAAGTCATGTCAGCACCTCCATCTTCTTAATGCTAATGCTTTTCTAGTGGGTCTGCCTTTACTATCTTTCATTGGACCTTTAACTCCCTTCATTCTCGCACAGAAACTTTTTCTTCTTGCTGCTCTTTTTCCTGTTGGATTCTTTTCCGTTACTGGTGCTTTTAAATTACTTCCTGTAGCTCTATTATATTTTGCTCGTCCTTTAGCAGTCAGTCCTCCCCTCTTGGACTTTTCTCCTCTTCCTACTGATAAACTGACTCCTTTTTTGCGTGGCATTACTTTCCTACTTTAGCTTGTGCCTTCTTATGGGCTTGGGTAAAAGTATCTCCTGCTCTCATGCGTCTTTTCATAAACTCCATATGTGCGGAACTGTGATGTTCTGCATGTTCTTTCAGTTTGTTCTTTTGACGAGTAGTTAGTTTCATTTCTTTTTCCTCTTTTTCTTTTTGGAACGTAGTTTCTTAAGATCAGCAGCCGTGATCTTATCTCTCGGTGGAGCAACCGCAGCTAATTTACGTTGCTTCTTTGAGTAGGATTTTAAAGGCATTATGCAGCGTTAGTAATAGCACCAGATGAAATAAAGGTAACACTCACAGTTTCAAGATCACCTGTTGTTGCAGATAGACTTGTTCCTGTAACAATTCCAGAGAAACTTACTTTTTTAGCACCAGTTGTATCTAAAAATAATTCAAACTGTGCATCTGCTGGATCTTCTGCTGTTAATACATCTGCTAGTAAGTTTGCAGTTTCATTACCACTAGCTGCTGTATAAAGAAAGTCAACAGTACCAGAGGCAGAAATTAAACCACCAACAAAACTTCTTGATGTTGCTCCATGAGCAGTTACATCTAAAGTGTCCTTTGTTGTATCTAATGTCCAACCAGTTGTAGAAACTACTGCTTCTGTTGTTCCAGATCCGTTTTTAAATTTAACAGACCCTTCCTCTCCACGAAAAAATGCCATTGTCCTTAGAAAAAAGAGTACTTAAGATTAGTTTAACTTGTTGTTGACTTTTTTACAGTATTTTTACTGTTATTTCGCATATATTGTTCACATCTGGGATCCCAAAGGGCAGGATTTCGCTTGCCTTTGACCTTTTCGATGATGTCGAGCATTTCTGGTGTGATTTCAGTCATTTTTTCTTTGATTTTGTAGATTTTTTCGTGGATTTTTTCTTTTTGCTTTTTTTTACAGTAGAAATGTAACCCATACACCTACTCATAGCAGCAGATTTAGCCATGTTCAACTCCTTTTTTTACGTTTTTTACGTCTATGTTGATATGTTATCTTCTTGCTGCCTGTTTTTTCACGTTTAAATCTAGCTTTTTCACTAGCCGTCATTTCTCCTGTAGTCTTAGGTGTCTTACTTGATACACGTTTACTTGGTCTGCAAGCTGGATAGCCTCGTTTTTCACCTTTAGAACGACCACAAGGTTTACCTGTTTTTACATCAACCCAATTTTCTTTAAACCAACGGGTTAAACCACCACTACTTCTTGCCACGTTTCTTTGCCTCAGTGCGATAAGTACCACCACGTTTCTTGTACTCTCGTACAAGCCACGCATTAGCATAAGCACTAGGATAAACTTTAAATTTACGTTTTGCTTCTGCTTTTACCCGTGAGTATAACGCTTTATTAACAGGTACATTCATGTCTCTTCTTTCCTCCCTTTTTCTTCTTCTTTTTCTTTTTTGTTGTTGACATTCCGTAGGCCATAAGCAAAAAGGGTATCTTAGTATATTCTAAACGAAGTTTGGCCTAGTGTCTCTGGCTTTGCTAAGTTAAATTGTTGCAGACAAAGATAACCAAAAGCATCAAACGCATGATCTACACCTAAGTTCTTATTAGGCATACCTGTATTAGGTGCATAAGTTAACGTACGAAGAGATTTTATTAACTCTTTACATCTAGGATGAATAAATGTTCTTCGATCACCAGCTGCATCAAATAAAGCTGTATTTACAGCAGTAATTTTATCTCTAATCTTCCAGGGAGCTTTCGGACTAGACACAGTAAAACCACTTCTGCGTAAAATCGTGTGATCCGTAAGTCCAACGCCACTTGTTTTACGAGCACCGCCCGTAGGATCGGGACAAGTTATGATTCTTCGGTCAACTCCATACCTATTTACCACTTCTTCCGCAAAATCCCATGTCGTAGCTCCTCCACGCATGATAATCTCATCAAAAACATACAAATTTTCATTATGTTTTACTGCACATACTCCACATAAAGGGTCAACGTTAAAATCTACTCCCATGTATAACGGTAACATGTGTAAATCTTGTGCTTCACTCGTGATGTTTTCATCATCAAAACTTATTGCTACTAAACCTGTTAAATTTTCAAAACTAGCTTCAAATTCTTGCCTAAAAGTACGCTCATCTAATTGACCACGCGCTGCTTCCACTTCATCTTTCGGAACATTACCCCCCTCTATCGTAGTAAAACTCCATCTCGTCCAATCTCCACTTTCGTCTTCAGGCACATAACACCATAAATCGTAAAACCAGCTTGCCGTTCCATCGGGTGTAGAAATAAATAACGCCCACCCCTGTTTATCTGCTAATGCAGGTCTTATGACTTCTGACCATACTTCCTTATCCATAAATGCTGCCTCATCCAAGACTACGCCCGAAAGACTTCTTCCTCTTAATGCCATCGCATTCTCTGTTCCCTTTAATTCAATTGTTGATTCATTTACTAACTCAATCTTTAAATCTGTCTCATTCTTGGATTTAATCCACTGCTTTGGTACTAATTTTTTCAAAGTCTTCCATGCTATGTCTTTTGCCATCCTATATGTAGGTGCACAGTAAAAATATGTTTCACCAGGCTTTGCAATAGCTCCTTTCAACAACTCAACACAGCTTAAATAACTTTTACCAAATCTTCTTCCAGCTACCAATACCCTAAATCTACTCTTATTACTGAACACCTCCCCCTGTGCCCACCTTAAACTTAATGGTTCTGCTACTGCCATACAAAAATAATAACCACTTTTACTATAACAGCAACTTATTCCGTGTTGTATCAGTAGGTTCTATGCCCCTGGCAAAAATAAAAAATATTTTGCAACACTTCCCCTAGTAACATATGATACAGCAAATTAGTAACATTTGACACACTAGCTAGTAACCTACTTGCTTGTATAATAGAAGAGATCTGCTATAATATAGGAGTAGGGAAGAGAAAAACAAAACTTTTTTCTTTCCGAACCTTGAAAACTTAACTACTTTTTCGCTATGGCTAAACCAAAAGTCCGTTATGACTTCGACAACGTTCGCAGCATCCGATTTTCTCGCTTTGACATTGGGTTCATTCTTGCAGATGGTGACACTGTTGACATCCGTTTTAATGATTCCAAGCAAGGCGAGTCAATGATCTTCGAAGAGATCCGAGACTTTATCAAGTGGTACGGCAAGGACAATAAAAAGGAA